ATACAGCACCCAACCCGAGGCAAAATACCATTCCACCTTTATAAGTTTCAAGAAGATGCATTACAGCAATTTCAAGATTACGACCGTAATATTATCTTAAAGAGCCGTCAGTTAGGTATATCAACACTAATTGCCGGTTACTCTTTGTGGACTATTCTATTTCATAATGACAAGAATATCTTAGTAGTTGCAATTGATCAAACTACATCAAAGAACCTCGTAACAAAGGTTCGAGTAATGTATGAAAACTTGCCAAGTTGGCTAAAGTTAAAGACTACAGAAGATAACAAACTATCACTGAGGTTGAGTAATGGATCGCAAATCAAAGCAGTAGCATCCACAGGAACATCAGGTCGTTCAGAAGCCTTATCGTTAGTAATTATAGATGAGGCTGCCTTCGTTGATGGTGCAGAAGAGTTGTGGGCATCACTACAACAAACTCTATCTACTGGTGGTCGAGCTGTATTATTGAGTACACCAAACGGTACTGGTAACTTCTTTCACAAGATGTGGGTGAAAGCTGAAGCAGGTGAAAACACATTCAACACAATCAGACTACCATGGCAAGTGCATCCAGAACGAGATCAAGCCTGGCGAGATAAGCAGGATGTTGAATTGGGTATTAGATTAGCAGCACAGGAGTGTGATTGTGACTTTTCTACATCTGGTAATACGGTAATCATGCCAGATATTCTTCAGTGGTATCTACAAACATCAGTACAAGATCCTATTGAAAAAAGAGGATTCGATAATAATATATGGGTCTGGGAAAGGCCTTCATACACAAAAGACTATATCCTCACAGCAGACGTTGCTCGAGGTGATGGATCCGACTATTCAGCATTTCATGTTATTGATGTCGAGACAGCTACACAAGTTGCAGAATATAAAGGACAATTAACAACAAGAGATTTTGGAAATATGCTTGTTAGCGTTGCTACCGAGTATAATGATGCATTACTTGTTATTGAAAATGCAAACGTAGGTTGGGCAACAATACAACAAGTACTGGAAAGAAATTATAAGAATCTCTACTACTCATATAAAGAAAATGTATTTGACACCGATACATACCTCACCAAAGGATATGATGTAGCAAGTAAAACAGACATGGTTGCAGGTTTTACACTAAGTAGTAAGATAAGACCACTCGCAATTAGTAAGTTAGAGTTGTATATGCGAGAAAAAGGTTGTATAATAAGGAGTAGACGACTTATGGATGAATTACTTGTGTTTGTGTGGAAGAATGCTAGAGCTGAAGCAGCACAGGGATATAATGATGATTTGGTTATGAGCTGGTCACAGGGATTATGGGTACGTGATACAGCATTAAAGCTAAGGCAGGCAGGTATAGAGCTAACTAAGATGGCTGTTAATAGTATTAAGAATACAATAAGCTTATACTCTGGTGTAAACCAAGTAAAAAATAATCCGTGGCAACAAAATATTAATGGTACTGACCACGACATAACTTGGTTACTATAATCCGTCTATATTTATAAAAAACATTTATGGCTGAATTTTCAAACGAAGAAAGTACGTTACCAGAATACAAACCTGATTCCGTATTCAACCGATTACGTAGATTGTTTTCTACTGACGTTATTATAAGGAACGTCGGTGGTAATCAGCTTAAGGTGATTGATATAGACAAAGTACAATCATCTGGAAACATAGAAAGTAATAGGCGAATTGATAGATTCTCTCGTCTATATACAAATGTACCTGGTTTTAGTTATCACCATGGACAACTACAATTAGCAACACGACTAGAATTATTTAGAGATTATGAGGCTATGGATACAGATAGTATCATATCCTCAGCTCTCGATGTGTATGCTGACGAGTGTACTACTACAAATGAATATGGCGAAATACTAGAAATCAAAACATCAAATCAGAAAGTTAATACCGTACTTCATAATTTATTCTATGAGATATTAAATGTAGAATTCAATTTATGGCCTTGGACACGCAATGTGCTGAAATATGGTGACTTCTTTCTGAAATTAAACGTGGCTGAGAAGTTTGGTGTTGTAGGAGTTGATCCTATCGCAGCTTACGAAATGATTCGTGAGGAGAATTTTGATCCAGAAAATCCACACAAGGTAAGATTCAAGAGAGATTACTCAGCATTATCAGCTAGATCGCATATAGCCTCAATAAAAGGTGAGGAGTATGAAAATTGGGAGATAGCACACTTTAGATTGCTAACAGATACAAACTTCCTACCTTATGGTCGATCACTCATTGAGCCTGCTCGTAAAGTATGGAAGCAGATTGTATTGATGGAAGATGCGATGTTAATTCATCGTATAATGAGAGCTCCAGATAAACGAGTATTCAAAATCGATATTGGAAATATACCACCAAACGAGGTTGATGCTTATATGGAGTCGATGGTTAATAAAATGAAAAAAGTTCCATTTGTTGATCCAAACACTGGTGATTATAACCTCAAATATAATATGCAAAATATTCTTGAGGACTTCTACGTACCGGTACGAGGAGGAGATACAGGAACACAAATTGATACCATAACCGGCTTGAACTACGAAACCATTGAAGATATTAATTATCTAAAAGGTAGATTACTCGGATCACTAAAGATACCAAAAGCGTTCTTAGGATTTGAAGAGGATGTATCAGGCAAGTCCACATTAGCTGCACAAGATTTCAGATTTGGTAGAACTATTGAACGTATCCAAAAGATAATTGTATCTGAGCTTTATAAGATTGCAATTATACACTTATACATACAAGGATTCAACGATCAGGATATCGCAGACTTCTCATTAAACTTGACAGCTCCATCAACTCTATATGATAAAGAAAAGATTGAGTTGTGGTCATCAAAAACCACATTAGCTGGTGATATGATGGAGAAGCAGTTGTTTAGTAAGTCTTGGATTTATGAGAATGTGTTTAAGATGACTGAAGATCAATATCTTCGTGAACAAGAGCGTATAGTAAATGATACCAAGATGACATTCAGACTAGAGCAGATTAAAACGGAAGGTAATGATCCGGTTAAAACTGGTGCATCTTACGGTACTCCGCACGACATTGCATCATTGTACAAAGGTAGTGGACTTGGCAACGTACCAAAAGGGTACGACGAAAGACAACCAGCACCTCCAGGAGGTTGGCCAGGATCAGGACGACCAATGGAACCAGGAACGTATGGTACGCATGAACATCCACTAGGATGGGATCCTATAGGAAATAAATCAAACAGGAACGTGGCTGAAGATAAGAAAGTTACTCTGTGGCAAGTGGATTCTGTATTAAAAGAGTTGAAAAATAAGTCTGTACAAGAGTCAATGCAAACTTTAATCACAGAAAACCAAGATAAAAACACTTTATTAGACGAAAATAATATTATTCCAGAGGAGTAACATATTTATATAATAGATGAAGAAGACTAGTCATTCTAAGATTAAGAATACTATTATCCTGTTCGAATTATTGACAAGACAGGTAACTGCTGACGTTATCAGTGGAAAAGATCCCTCACCAGCACTGAGAATTCTTAAAGAGTATTTCAAACCAACTACGCAGCTAGCTAAAGAACTTGTATTGTATCAAACATTACTCAAGGAAAGATATAAAAATAAAGAAAAGGCAGAGGCTTTAGTTAATACAGTTATTGACTTGAGAAAGCGAGTTAACAGTAATCTACTAGCTAAGGAAAAGTATAGTATAGTAAGAGAGATAAAAAACAATTACGATCTTAAAGCCTTCTTCGAAACTAATATATCGGAATATAGAGTATACGCTTCAATTTATAATATATTTGAAGGTGTATCATTTGCAAATCCAACTAAGAGTGTTAATGCTAAGTTTACAATAGTAGAGCATCTGACTCGTAAAAATACACAAAAGTCAGTAGATCAAACACAACTCGTCGTTGAAGAATACAAAAGACAGGATGAGGAAATTAGACTACTTGCGTATAAGATTATGCTTGATAAGTTTAATGATAAGTACACAAAGCTAGGAAATAGACAAAAGCTCATACTTAAAGAGTATATCAATAACATAAGTAGTACTACGGGATTAAGAGACTTTATTCTAAGAGAAGCATCTTATATACGAAATAAATTTACAACCTTAATTCCAAAAATTACTAA